GCTGACGTTCGTGGGCAGACAAAGTTTGCTGAGCTGTTTGGTTTTGAAAGCCTTCAGGACTTGGCGGCTTTAGGAAGCATCATTCCGCTTGTTTTTACAAAACAAATAACTAATCCAGCTGATGCTAATAGATTTTTTGGCGGGGTTCGTGTCAAAGGGATGCTGCTTTGGTCGCAGCTATTAAGCAGGGGCTCACACCAAGAGTTAAAAATGTTAACGACTTTAGGTATGTCATCTTTAACAAGCCCTGACCCCGAAGGGATTGCAATTGGAGACCAACTTCTGCGAAGCTATCAAGACTCTCGGTACAAAGCATATTTTAGAAACAACCCTGAAACTTATACCAGCTTTGTGAAAGGTGGTCGGATAACTGAGTCAAATGATTCAATCGCTAACGCGGGCAGCTTGTCGCCATTAGAGCATGACGATGTTTTTGAAGCTTATGACCGCACGTCGGACACATTTGAAGGCTTGTTTTGTGGAACACGTACTCCAAGCTCGCAAACAAGTTTTGGCTGTCATAACCCAATACCAAACGGAGCTTTATATCACATTCCGTATGACATAGTTCAAATTTTGAAAAAGAGTAGAGGAAAAATGTTTACAAAACGTCAGAAGTTAATTACTCCTTATTCTGGCCGCATGGCGATGAATGAGCTTCATCGTGCTGACGGTAGTGGTTCTATTTATGCTTCAGATCCTGACGTAGCTCTGCCACAAATTATTGAAAAGAACGACGAATTGGTATTTACTATTTCTGGAGATCGTGAAGACCCTGATGGTTTTGCACCGCATGGCCTTTCTGACGTAAATTCAGCTATTGATCAACGTGCAATTGATGCTGACACGAAAATTGCCCTTGGTGATTTATTCTTGTTTGGCGGCGCATTGCTGAGATGCCAGAGTATTCGCGATGACAAACCGTGGGAAGTTAGTGGCGAGGTTCGCCCGGGCAAACAATTTGAATTTAAGTGCCTGGAACGAGGTGGGAGCAATCTTGCACATCCAAACGCAAAAGTTGCGGGCAGCGTTCCTTATTACGGAACGCATTTACAAGAGATAAGCATTGGTACAGTAACAAATAACAGAAAATGCAATCAAACGGAAATAGGCATTAAAAGCGTAGTTTTTAAAAGAATAGACAATTTTGCTAATGTTCAGACCGAGCCAGACTCTCAGACATTATTGGACTTTGAAAAAGATAAACAGCCTTTTTCGCTAGGGCGAATATCGGCCTATCAAACTCGTTATAGCTTTTTTAGGCTAGAAATAAGAGAAATTATTGCTGGCAATGATACTGAGTTTACACAGTTCATGCAAGGCGAAGTTTTTGCAGTTAAAGGCAGTAATCCGCAAGCTCAGTACAACACAATACGAGTAAACCATCCTTTTAGAGAGTATGAGTTCAGGCTTATGCCTGTCGCTGGTGCTGTTTTTGGCAATCTGTATTCTTACGAAACAGTAATGGTCAACCTACTTGAGGGCAAAGGCAGAACCACTGTTCCCGTGGAAAGTGAATTTATAACCAGCTACACAGGCAGAAGGGTGCAACTTACGAGAGCAAGCACGTCAAACGTTCAGTTTGAGTTCCAAAACATTGAAGATCAAACAGTTTTAGTTACTGGAATTGTAGAAACATTTACAAAAAACGGAACAGACCTTCTTATTGGAGAAGATCCAGCCGACGCAAATTATGAGTTAATTGACACGCAAGTGGATTTTGATGATAACGCTGTATATCTTAACTACGGCGTACTCGTAAACGTTGCCAACCCTAATGACCCTGGAGCGATATATGCCGCTTGGGGCGGAGGTTATAAAACTTTAGAGGTAGCTGATGAAGAAGGGTTTGTTTACAGGCAAGGTTCAACAAAGATCAGGACAATCCCTGCAAGCGAAAAGACTTGGCAGACCACAGAAGAAAAACCATTTGTTTTTTCTGGGACGCCAACATCAAACCATAATTACGTCAAGTTTGGGGCTACATCGCAAGCGACGGAGCTAATTATTGGGGGCAATCCAGTAAGCACCAGCCTGTTCGAGAACGAAGGGCAAGAGAACTTTAATGCGCTATATCGGCAAGGATCTCAATCAGAGTTAGTACCAGACGTGCCCGTCCCTCCAGCAAGGGTTGTTGCTGACGCCCCAGATAACAATGGAGAGCTATATCAAGCGCATGTCTTTTTTGTCATTGTGTTCGACACAGGCGCTGTAATTGGACGTTGGGCGGGGGTCAATGTAACTGTGGGCGGTACAGCGTCTGTAGCAAATCCGCTCCAGTACAGGCAAGGTGCGAACATAGTGTACAGAGATGAAATTCAAAAATTTAATGTATTCCCGATTTATCGTGTTGAATACCAAGCACCAACGTCGCAATTGCTTGCAAGTGTTGAGGTTGGTTCGTATGTGTCAGGGCCAAACGAAGTAGCCCGTGATTTGTTTGAAATCGAAAAATACCAGCCAATTAATGAAAGAGCTTTTGCGTCAGGTGGCGAGCCTGCTGAATATTCATTATCTGGGGGTAGCGGAACTGGTCTTGCAATCAATGCCTCAAGCTTTGGTCCGGGCAAGTGGCAATGGCTTGTAAGCAACGGTGGCTCTGGGTATCAACAAAATGAAGTTCTTACCCACACTTTTGGCGATGGCACTGAGGTAAGCATCCAAATTCAATCTGTCCGTGATCAAACGGTTGAAGTCCCTGGACGAGAGCATCTAAATCCATTAGATGCAATCGCAGATTTTCCTAAATACGAGCTTGAAAAAACCAGCCATCAAGACGGGCCAGAACATCAGGTTGTATTTGTAAATGAACTAATTCGACCCGGCGAAGATACAAATAACGTTCCTATCAGGGTTCAATACGAGGATTTGTCGTTGCTGGGGTTGCGCGTATTAGCTGGGCGTGACTGGACTTCTATGGGCCAGCTAACGGCATACGTAAAGCAAGGCATCAAAGTTGAGCGGCTGATTGACGACGCTGGTAAAGACCTAACATCCCCTTTGACGGCTTCAACTAACAATTTTGCAGAAATTGCTTACAACTTGCTTGTTAATAAGCGAATTGGTGCAGGCAAAAAGGTTCCAGTAGAGACCGTGGATCGTGATGCAATGGTTATTGCAGCCAAGTTCTGCCACGCAAACAACTTCACATACGATGGAATTATTGAAGACAAGGTGGCGCTGCGCGAGTTCATACACCAGCACGCTGCTTTTAACTTGCTTGACTTTAAAATTGTTGGAGGCAAGTTTTCTTTAGCTCCCTCAGTTCCTTACAACAGCAGCACCCATAAAATTGAACATGCTCAAGACATAAATACGCAAGTTAAGGCTTTATTTACTGACGGCAACATGAGAGACATGCAGATAAATTTTTTAGCTACGCAAGAGCGACAGTTAACACAAACAGTTGTAACTTATCGGGAAGAAGAGCCAAACGGTTTTTCAGAGCAAAAAACATTGCGCCTTCGTTTTAAAGATTCGTTCGGCGGATCAGAGACAGACCCAGAGGATGCTATTGACCTAACTAATTTCTGCACTAACCGCACTCACGCACAGACAATTGCTCAATACGCTTTGACAACTCGCAAGCATATTGACCACACCATAAGATTTAAGACTACGCCAAGTTCTGCGATGGCTCTTGGGGCTGGCGAATACATAAAAGTTATATCAAATGCAACGCATACAAACCGTTTTTACAATGGCAGCGTCGATGGCGAAGGAAACATCACTGCTACATCAGAATTAATTGATGCGCCCGATTACGAAATTTTTTACTGGAAGCCTCGCTCAGGGGAACAAAATGTTATTGAAGGAATTATGCCTGTGGCTGGCATGAAAACAGGGGACGATACCTTCTTCAACTCAATTTTTACCTTAAAAATGAAGAATGAATTGAAGCGTGTTTATCGGATCGACAGCCTGACTGTTGATGATGAGGGCTACGTCGATGTAACTGGTACGCACCAGCCCTTAACGTCCATTGGTTCGCTAGCTACAATCAACCTAGACCCAAGTCAGTTCTTGCCGGACGCAAATGACCGCGATTAGTTTTCCGGCACTGGTGCCTAGCGCAAGGTCTTACACACCTGGCGTTTTCCCTGAGACGCAGTTCCAGGCGCAGAATGGGGCTGTGGTGCGCGTGCGTTACGGCAACCAACGGACAAACAGTCGCTTGTCACTGACGTTTGCGAACATCACAGACGATAACGCTGCAGAGGTGCTGCAAAACTATGTGGACGTTATGGAAAATGATAACTATGCCCAGTTCACGACTAGCAATGTGGCGGCTGGAGCGGGGACGGGTTTGGCTCCTTACATCCGCGAAACAAACAGTGCACTGAAGTGGAAATATGAATCGCCGCCATCAGTTCAAAGCGTTAAGCCAGGACTGAGTACAGTGACGTGTGAGTTCATTGGCGAGCTTGAGGGTGCCTGACCATGGCTAAGTATTACGCGGGTCAAGATGGCAGCGTCGAGTTTGGGGGTGTTGCAGTCGCCAAGGTTGTGCAGTGGTCACTGACTGCTAATACTGACGCGCTTGAAGTGACGACGTTAAGCGAGGATGTTCGAGCGTTTACGACTGGAGTGCGATCAGCCTCTGGAGCGTTGACGGTGTTGTATTACGACGACGCACCAGTCAAGCTGCTTAATCAAGTCAACCAAGACACTACGGCAGACATATCAATCACTACAACGGCCAGGTTGAAGTTGAAGTTTGACGACAAGTTTATGGAGTTTGATGCAGTGTTAACTAGCGCCGAGCTGTCTTGTGTTGTTGGTGAAGTAATGCGCGTAAACGTGAACTACACAATGAGCGGTGATTTCGTCAGTAAGTCACTATGACCGTCTTCGTAGGCAACTCAGGCGTCGTCAAACTGCGACGCAGCACACCTGCTACCACGTTTGCAAGCACTGTTGATCCTGGTGACGTGAACGTCACAAAAAAGCGGTTCAGCTTTGACTTTCCGCAGGAGATGCTGCTGACGGGTGATCGGCTGCAGATCAAAAGCACCAACGGTGCAAATCTTGCTTTTATCGACGGGTCTGGCTGGGACGGCGGCAGTCAACTCCCTGACGGCAACTGGTACATCAATGTTGACGAGCTTGGGGGCATTTGCCTTTACAACACTTTTGCAAATGCGTTGAACGGTCAAAGCACGGGCAAGATCACTTTGGCAGCGATTACAACGGCCATCCCTATTGAAGTCAAAAGCGTCCAAGCTGAATACAACATTCTTGGCTTGGTACGTTCTTTTGAGCTAAACAACGATCGCGAGGTTGTAGACGTTACGGCACTCAGTGATGAGTTTCGCAAGAAAGAAAGCAGCCTGATCAGCGGCAGTGGCAGCATTGAATGCCAATTCCATTACGACCCTGATGAGGCTGGCCTGACTGTTGACTCAGACGTGCCTAGCTATTTGCATGAATTAATTTTAAGGCAAAAGCTCGGGGCCGAGTTTGACGCTGAGTTGCATATTGTCGAGAAAGGCAAGAACTTAGACGCCACTGGAGACCAGTTCTATTTCGAGTTCAAAGGCATCGTTACCAATGCTGCGATTGGGCTAGGCACTGGAGCGTTGACGGTGTCGACTTTTAATTTCGTAACTACTGGTGCGATCTCAATTAAGCTTGGACTTGGCATTGTGGTTAACTACGTTCTCAAAGAAGATGCCGACCGAATCCTGCTTGAGCAGCCTGGGAGCGGTAAGCTAGAGATTGAAGATTAGTCTTGTAGGGGCTTCAGGCGATGGCCGATCAGAAGATTACAGCCCTTACAGAGCTGGCTGAAGCCGACGTAGCTTCAACTGATGTTCTGCCTATTGCCGACGTAAGCGCAAGCGAAACCAAAAAGGTCAGTGTAAAAAGCCTGGTTGAGCAAGGTGTTGACCTAATTGATGACGCCAGTATTCCGGCAGCAAAGTTAGCGGCAATCACGCCGAGTTCTCTGGGATCTAGCTCAGGGGCAAAAGAATTTATAGCTGGTCCAACTGGAGCAGGTGGTGCGTATAGCTCACGGGTTATTGCTGCTAGTGATTTACCGGTTGCAACTGATGCTGCACTTGGCGGTGCAGCGGCAGGTACTGGTCTTACATCTACGTCTGGAACGTTTTCAGTTGATCCTGCGACAGCTTCTGCTCGCGGTGCTGTCAGCCTGCCAACTGCGTCTGGCCTAAACGTTGATGGCAGTGGCGTTGTATCGCACCAATCAAGCGTTACGGCTCAGACAAAAAATGGTTTTACCGTTAATGCTTCTGGGCACATTACTGCTGTTGGCAGCATTCCTGCTGGCGATTTACCTAAGGCAACAACCTCCGCCGTTGGTGGCGTTTCTGTCGGTAGTGGCTTAAGCGTTACTGGCAGTGGTCAGCTCAATCACACCGACAGCATTACGGCTGGAACGACTAGCGGAATTACTTACAACGCTCAAGGTCATATTACGGCAGCAGCTGCGTTAGCCGCTACTGATCTGCCTGTCAGTACAACAACCGCCAAGGGTGGGGTTTCTATTCCGTCTGGGGCTTTGTCTGTCAGTGGCGCTGGCGCGTTGACTCATGACGTTTCAGGCGTAACGGCTGGCACTTATCCGAAAGTCACTGTTGACACTCGTGGTCACGTCACTGCTGGAACGACTTTATCTGCTTCTGACATTCCAGACATCAGCGCAGCCAAGCTGACTTCTGGAACGATTGGAACATCCCTTATTGCGAACGATGCTGTAACCGGCGGCAAACTTGCTAGTGGCTCAAGCGTCAGATTTGCGGGTGCTCCAGATACAAATGGAGTCGTTG